CTGATCGCATAGTTACTTTTGAGTATCTGGAAGGGTGCGCAAATACAAAATCACCAAGCTGCATAAACCAATGATTAACATATTCCACATTGTCAAAATATCTAACTATTTCGGTAAGTGGTTTGTGTTTTTCCATTAAAAAGCCGTTAAATCCAGTTACAATTTTATTCTTGAAGTATCTGACTAATCTATATTCATGATTACCATTTATAATATAAACTTTCTCAAATATACTTGCTAACTTATTCATTATCTTATATCCCATTTTATATTCATCACTCACATCAATATTTTTAGATTGACCGTAGAATGAAATGGAATCATAATCTAAATAATCGCCAGCAATAACTAATATATCTGCATCTTGATGCTGGTGGATAATTGTTTCTAATACATTAACATTAGTCTTAGGAATGTGCAAGTCATTGATAACCAACACTTTAACATCTTTGTCGCCATATTCCTCTTTAAACTGGCTCATAACCTGCTTAATATGTTTTTTTTCCTCTTTATAGACTGAGTCTAAATCCTCGTCATACAAGTCTGCAAATATACCCTTACCACGCTTATTAGGAATATAATCTATAATTGGGCTTCTTCTAATTCTATTTCTGGTAGAATCCAAAGTGAATTCTTTAACTTCGCCATATTCTTTATTTAACACTTCATTAATCGCTGAATAATTGTTGCCATACTTATCATATAAATCTGCTAGTTTCTTTTCTATTTTAGGATGATCATCCCATCTAAACATATATTACCCCTCTCTATAAAACTGTGCCTATAATCTTCCAACTTCCATTAATTTTTGAATATATGTGAATTGCATTGTAAGAATCGACTTCTTCTAGTTTTAACCAGCCTCGCCTAAATCCTTTTTCGTGTTGAGGAATGTTGCGTTTGATGTAGCTTAATACTTTGTAATCATCTCGTTGGTAATCATACATAAGTTTAGCTCCTTGAGTAGTAATATTAGCAGGAGCAGTCAATTTACCACTCCTGCTGAAAGGGGGATAAAATGTTTAACTATTTACATAGCTATTCACTCTATACCTACATTATATCATACTTTGCTAATCCAAGTGAAATATATTGCATATTTGTTGCACTAATCATAGATTATTTCGTCAATTTCATGTTCTCTAAATTTAAATACCATTCCATCCGATAACCTTTTACCTAAATAAACTTTTATTTCTTCAAACTCATCAAAACCAACTCCCTCTATTTTAACTTTTGAATCGTTAAAAATAAACTTATCCCCAACCTCTAACTCGTCTTTCTTTTTAAGTGGTGATAATCCACCTTCAAAAACTATTGTTCTTCCACAGTTATCTTTATTATCTTCTATTGCGTATTCATACATATTTACTTCATCATCATATCTAACACCCCAAATTTTAGCTTTATAATTACACCATATTACTTCATCGCCAACTTCAAATTTATTAACCGATTCAAAAAACTTTGGCAAATAAGCTGGATAACCACAATTAATACCTTCAAAACCTAATGATTTAATTGCTTCATTTTTAATACTTTTTATTTTATATACTTTATCTTTATCAACATCACCATACACCCCAGTTGTACATTTAACTTTCATCCCTATTTTACATTCTTCAATTTTCATCTTTACCCCTCCATCATATTAAATAATTCTGATAATTTTTCAAAGCAATCACTTTTTACATCAAAATACTTTCTTTGTTGATATCTAAAACTATCATCGCCCCACACTTCTTCATCTGGTACATCACCTGGACTCCACTTCCTCAAATAAGGTTCTAACTCTAAATTATACAACTGTGTGATAACAAACAACTCATCATCGTTTAAAGTTATTAACATTTTATCAACAGTATCCACAAAGTTTTTCTTTTGCTGCAAGTTAACTTCTTTATCCTTAAATATATCATCGAACTTTTCATAAATTGTAATGTAATCGCAATAGTTAATATATTGCTTTAATACTTTATCGACTAATTCCTTATCCATCATTTTCACCTTCAACTAATTCTTTTAATTTTATAATTAATTCTCCATTAATTTCTATTTGTTTACATAGATTACATTTACCATTTTCATAACTGCAATTACAGCCTAATTTTTGTTGGTATTTTAACAATGATTGAGTTTTATTTAACTCTTTAATTAATTTTAGTTTATCCATCATAACCCCTTCTTCCACATTTTTTCGCACAATTTTATATGTCCCTCTGGATCAAGTCTATCCTCACACCTTTCACACTCTAAATTATCAACTCTATCGTCTTTAATGTTGCACCACTCCACACTATGCTTAAAATAGATATTAGCACACCTTTTGTGCCTTGTGATTGATTTGTGGAAGTGGCATAACCCTTTGTTAGTAGTAAGGTTTTTACAACTATCAGCTGTGCATTCTGTATAACTACTCATCTTTTATCTTTTTATTTAATAATTCACTTAGCACATCTAATGCTTCAGATTGAAGCCAATTTCTACTTTCTGACACTTTTGGTATCTCAGGAACTGTTTTCCAAATTCTATTAGCTATTTTTCTAGCTAAATCTGATAATTCTTTTTCTGACAAATTATGTTTTCTCATTTTACTCCTCCTTAATTTTAATATCAGAAGCTATACCCCAAGCTGATAATCCACCTATCACAAATAGCAATTCTCTGATAATATTGTAATCAAACAATCCAATCAATCCATATCCTATCAATCCTATACCAACTATAAAGAACAACCAAAATAGTAATATGTTAAATATCTGCTTTTTCTTCATTTTTGCCACCTTTCTCCGCATACGCTATAATTGAATAACCTGCTATGTCCTTATTCGGGTCTTCATCCATTAAATCACCTTTAGGATTGCTGAATATCCTCGCTTGCTTATCAATCACCCTCGCCTGCCTTGCTATAACATCAATCATTTCTTCTGGTATAGTGTATGTTCCATCATTATTGCTGTAAGGTTCTAGAAACACCTTTAATATGCGTTCTGTGTTGTTGATGCTATTTCCATACGCTTGGTTTTTCCTATCGACTAAACTTCCTATTTGAATAGCTATTTTTTCATATTTTCCTTCTTGTTGGTTCATTTATTCCCTCCTCCGATAATTTAACATCTATATCTTCCGCTAAACTAATCGCATAATCATGAATAAACATATTACCAGTTTGGTCTGCAATAAAGCTAGAAACTAAAAACATAAATCTTAATTTAAGTATTGTCATTATCTTCCCTCCAATGATGCAAACAAGTATAAGCTATTGCTATTGCGTCAGCTTCATCTTTCTGTACATTTTCAATGCCATACTTGCTGCACACTAATTGATTAATATCATCTTTGCTGGCTCTACCATCTCCTGTAAATATCTTTTTAATATGAGCCGGTGCATATCCTCCTATTTCAACCTTGCCGTTCATCAGCATTACAGTTCTGTATATTCCTAAAAAGTTTGATGTGCTTCTCAAAGTCTTTCTATTAGGACCATAAGGTTTTTCAAATCCAAAGTAATCAAAATCTTTCTCACATAACTCATTAAAAAATTTGATGACATTTGTATCTCTATCTGTGCCAGTTTTCTTAAATATAAAATCACCGCTATCTATCAACTTATCATTTTCTGATATTATCGCCCACCCACAATGATTGCTTGTAGTTATGCCCGGATCAATCGCTAGTATATTCAATTAATCACCCTTTTAAATTGAGAAGCAAGGCAATGTCTAACTGCTAGCCTCACAGTACCTCACTTCTCTGTCGGCTAAAAATCTAATAAAAATTAAATGTCGGTATTTAGTCTAATTAAAAACTATCATTAAAATCATCAAAGTCGTCAATTACTTCATTTGAATCTCGTTGAGTATCTTTAGCAAAATCTAAAAATCTAACATTATCAGCATTCACTTCTGGATTAATATATTTTCTGCCATCACTTTCTGACTTTCTAATTTGCAATTGACCATCAATGCCAACTAATCTTCCTTTTCCTAAATGTTTGGCACAATTTTCGGCAAGTCCTCTCCAAGTTACAATATTAATGAAATCTGTGTCAGTTTCGCCATTCTTTTTAGTATAATTTCTATCAACTGCAATTGTGAAGTTGCAAACTGGTGTGCCTGAATTAGTCATTCTCAATTCTGGATTCCTTGTCAACCTTCCAATTAATACAATTCTATTTAACATTTAACCACTCCTTAATTATTTGATAACCACTCTATATACTCATCAATAGTTTCAAAAACAAATACATCCAACTTATTAAAATGGTCAATCGCATCATCAATCAAACTTGTAATATTATAATTTGAACCATTAAACCAAACATCACCTTGTAGTCTAACGAAAGCGAAAGTTTCTTCCCCGAAATCAACTTTAGAGAGTTTATAAATATCACTGCTTTCATTTTTTATAGCAATAATATAGCAATTTTCTTTAAATAATCTACCAGCTGTTACTGAATCAATATTTCTTTTAGTAGTTACTTTTAACATTTAATCCCCTCCTATTATCTAACTGGACAAATACCACTTTCACAGCCTTCTCCTAAATCCCTCTCATCAACACTTAGCTTAACTTTATCTTCCTGCTGCAAACTAGCATCACAGTGTAAACAAACACCTCTATGGTTAGATGTTAACTTACCACATTTAGGGCATTCTACCATTTCAATCTCTTTATTCATATTCCACCTCCTTACTAATGTTATTTTCATTTTTAGTATATTTGAAAATAACTATAAATCACGCCCCATATTATTTTCCCAAGCTGAGTCTAAAATTTTCTGCATTTCTATTACATCTT